CCTCTGATAATTCAAGTACTTTTATTGGTTTCATAATTCTAATTTTTTCTATAAAACGGAAAATGAACCATATTAGTACTGATATATATAAATAATTTAGATCACTTACTTAAGATTCTTATTTACGTAATTACTGCAGTAGCTGGTTTTTTCGGTGTTTCCTGTTTTACTTCCTGTTCTACTTCTCGTGATGTAGTTGTAAAAGGTCGTGCTGTTATTGTTACCAATGACACTACCTTTGTTGACCATGGTCGTGTTTTTAATTATAACTATTCTTACAGGAAGTAATATGTTATCGAAGTTATCAGATTATAAATGTAAAAATTCAGATAGCATTTTGAAGCCTCCTTCAAAGTGCTATCGCCCTTTGCGTATATATAATAAATATATTCATGAGGTTGTTTATGTTGATTGTGGTAAATGTCCTGCTTGCCTTCACAAAAAATCTGTTGAGTTAACTAATCGTGTTGCTTCTGAGGTTAAACAACATCTTTATAGTTTGTTCTTTACTCTTACTTATGATAATGAACATCTACCCGTAATGGTTTTTGATGGTTCTTCATTTGTTGGTAATCATCCTGTTGATTATGATTCTGCTAAACGCTCTTATATTTATCCTACTTTGTCTGATGTTGATGAAGATATTTATTCTTATCAACCTGTTAAGATGGATATTGATGGTTTTGCTTATTCTTGCAAAAAAGATTTGCAGGACTGGTTGAAACGTTTACGCATAAATCTTATGCGTTCTAAGGATTGTGTCCTATTCCATGGTAAGAAAAAACTTTTGTATAATAAACAATTATTGCATTTATCTAAAAATGAAAAGAAAATCCGTTACTTTATTTGTTCCGAATATGGACCCACGACTTTCCGTCCACATTATCACGGAATCCTATTTACCGATAATGTCCACGTTGCCCGATTTCTCGAGCGGAATATATCTTCGTTATGGTCGCAGTGTGATTCTTCCCGAGTTGATGTGCAATACGTCCAAGGTTCCGCTCCACAATACGTTGCGAAGTATTGTAACAGCTTTACTCATTTGCCAAAAATATTACAGGCTAAATTTACCCGCCCATTCTGCTTGGCTTCTAAAAACCCAATTATCGGCTCTTACAAAAGTAACCGAGAAGAAATTGCGGACGTACTCATTAATGGCACTGTTGAACATCTTGAACAAATCAATATCAAGGACACCGCTGAATTTACCTATGTTCCTGTTTCCTACTCGCTGTTATCTCGATACTTCCCTACCCCTCAAGGGTTTGGCTTACCGTCTGATTATGATGAATTATCATTATTTACGAAATATGAGCAACAACGTTACATAAAAGTCTATAAAGTGAATGATAAGGGTAAACGTGTATTAGACGTTTTAGGCTCTAAAACTAACTCTCATAATCGTTTATCATATTTGAATAGTTTAGATTATTCTTATCAAGATTATCGTTTTTATCGAATGGCTAAATTCTGGACTTCTCGTCCTATAACTTATCCATGTCGTGTTGATGGTGTTTTGACAGGTGAAACTGCTTCTATTCGTTTATCTCTATCTGATTACTTTAGGTTGCTTAAACGTTTGTATAGTAATGTTAAGTTATTAACTTTGCGTGGTTTTTATCTTTCGCAAGAATGTGTTGATGATGTATATCGTACAAAGTTTCATTATCATCGTTCTAAAGACTTTTGGTTACTTTCTCATTATCCTGGTATTGTTCGTGAGCTTCCATTTGTTCTTAGTCGTTATGAATATGTTAATGACTTTAAGTTAAACCCTCTTTTTGCGCCTTTAAAGCAAATGTGTATATCTTTCGATGAACTTTACGATTCTAACGGTACTGATTTCGGTTATTTACGTCCTGAGTTGATTAATCTTTGGAATGGTGGTGATATTGTTACTATTAACTTCCGTGAAGATTTGATCGATTCTATTAATAAGTCTATGAAAAAAAAGAAATTTAATGAGTTATTTACTGATGTTCACTTTAGTGGTTCATCTATGTCTAATATTTAATTTATAAATTCATGAATAGTATTTTTGCTAATCAAAAGTCTAAGGCTAATCTTCAAAGAAATGCCTTTGACTTGTCCAGAAGCGATATTTTTTCTGCTTCTGCTGGTATGTTGTTGCCTTGCTTTGTTGAGGAAGTAAACCCTAATGAACATTTCGAAATTACCCCTTCAAGTTTTTTACGTACTATGCCGTTAAATACTGCAGCTTATACTCGTTTAAAACAGAATGTGGAATTTTATTTTGTACCTTTCCGTCTTCTGCTTCGTCAATTTCCTCAATTTATTGTTGGTACAGATTTTAAAATCTCTTCTCTTGGTTCTTTGAATCAGTATAAAAATCCTTTGCCTTCTATCGATTTGCAAAAGACGCTTTTGTCTTTGGTTCGTGCTGCTACTGCTTCTCCTTCTTCTAATCATGCTGTTGATGCGCTTGGCTATCCTGCTTGGCGTGGTACTCTGCGTTTGTTAGATTTGTTAGGTTATGGTGTTTCCGCTTCTCAAGTTGTTCAAGCTTCAAAAGATAATCCGTCTATAACAGAACGTGATATTGCTTCTGTTAAAGTTAATCCTTTTCGCTTGTTGGCTTATCAAAAAATCTATTATGATTTTTATCGTAACCCTCTTTATGAATTGAATAACCCTTCAGCCTATAATATTGATGTTTTATATTCTTCTACTGCTGCTTCTAATGTTTTACCAGTTTGGAGTGATTCTGTTTCTGCAACTAATGATATTTATTTGTTGCGTTATCGTAATTGGAAGAAAGATTATTTTAATGCTTTATCACCTTATTTTCAAGGTTCAGATTTTTTGACTGACCCTGTAACACCTATTAATTTCCCTGGTGGTACTGGTTTTGTTGCTTCTCCTCAGTCTAATGGCAATATTTATTCCTCTATTTATGGTAATTCTTCTGAACAATTTGGTTTTACTATTAACAACCTTCGTTCTGCCTTTGCTCTTGATAAACTTTATCGTCTTTCTATAGCTGCTGGTGATGGTGATTATGCTTCTCAGATTAAGGCTCATTATGGCTTTGATTTTCCCCATGATTCGTATAAGTCTACTTTTCTTGGTGGTATTGATGCACCTGTTACTATTTCCGAGGTTGTTACAACTGCTACTACTGAACGTGGTGAGGCTGCCGATATATTTGGTAAAGGTATGAGTGCCAATCGTGATAAGACTATACGTTTCGATTCTAAAGAACATGGTATTATTATTGGTATTTTCTCCGTTGTTCCTGAGTGTGATTATTCAAGTTCTATGCTTGATAAATTTAATCAGAAGTTTAATCGTGAAGACTATTTTCAGCCTGAGTTTGCAGATTTAGGTAAACAACCTGTTGACCCTTACGAATTTTCTACTGAGTATTTCAACCCACGTCAAATATCACCTATGGGTTATATAAACCGCTATGCCGAGTATAAAACTAAGGTAGATAAAGTTCATGGTGAATTTTCACCATCAGGTTCTCTTGACGCTTGGTCTACTGTCCGACAATATAAATCTGTTGATGGTCCTGTTACCAATTCGTTTTTCAAGATTAACCCTGCTGTTCTTGATAAAATTTTTGCTCAAGTTTATGATGGTTCGGAAGTTTCCGACCAATTTTTAGTTGATTTTCAGTGTTTAGTTACTGCGGTTCGTCCTATGTCTGTGACTGGTGAGCCTGCACTTTAAATTTTTTGTTATGAATAGAAGTGAATATTTTAAAGGTCGTTATCATTCCGATAATGTTTCCGTTGTTTTGCCCTTATCTCCATTGGATTCTTATAATCCTATGGATATTGAAGTTTCTGAAACTATGTTTCCTGTAGATAAGTATGGTCGTTTAACAGATTTGTTAAGCCGTATGTTACAAACTGATTCCTCTTTGGAGCGAAACCAACTTCTTTCTTTGCTTGATGATACTTCATCCCCAGTTGGTAAAGAGTTTGCTCGTCTTGATGATGAAACAAAGATGCGATTACTTAAACCTCGTAGTGTCCAGTCTTTCGTTGAGATTGAACGTTATTCCGAATATGTTTCCGATTTCATCGAAAAGAATAATGTTAAGCTTTCTACAGAGCCTACAGAGCCTACAGAGCCTACAGAGCCTACTGAGCTTACTGAACCTACAGAGCCTAATGTTTAGTTCTCTCCCTTGTAATGTTGTCCAGCCTGACGGGCTGGACGCATTTTGTACTTATTGGCTTGCAGAATTACTCATTATGGGTTATTTTTGTTCTACGAGCTATGTTATAAACCTCAAAGATATTAGTTATGTTGCAACAACTTGTAGTGAATATCAAATTATTTAGATGTTCTTTCGGTTTGTCTCCTGTTTTACTTCTTTGTCCTTGTAGTGCTTCTAAAGATGTGCGTGCTACTAATAAGACAAATAAAGAGATGAATGATGCTAATAATGAGCTTCAAATTAAGCTCTGGAATGAGCAAAAGGAATATGACTATCAGAAATGGAAGGAAACTAATGAGTATAATACTCCTGCTGCTCAAAAGCAACGTTATTTGGATGCCGGTATTAACCCAACTTTGGCTTTATCCAATCTAACAAGCGGTTCTGCTGCTTCTACTGCAGGTGGTCAGTCTACACCTCCTACTACTGCAGCAACTTTTGAATCTCCTGCCCAGGCTCGTCTTGGTACTGCTCAGAATCTTTTGAATGTCGGTTCTACAATTTCTGAGCTTTATAAGAATTATCAACAATCTCAGCAAACAGCTATTCAAAATCAGTGGCTTAATGCTGAAAAAGCTGTTAATCTTGGTAAAGAGATTAATAGTTCTGCCCTCATTTCTGAGGGTGTTTATTCTGCTAAACGTGCTAATCGTCTTGGTGATTTGGCTTTTAATGCTAATCTCCAGGAACAGGAAGAACGTGCTAATTATCAAATGCACCTCGCTTTGAATGAAGCTGCCAAAGGTACTATCTTGGAGTTGCAGAAAGACTCAATGGACTATTATAACAAAAATATACAGCCTTCCGAATGGCAAAAGATACAAGTTGATATGAAAACTGCTTTGTCTAATGCTTTGTCTAATTATATCAATGCTAAAGCTAATGATAGAAATTCTCGTACTTCTGCACGTCTTGCTACTTCTCAAATTGAGCTAAATAAAGAGACTATTAAACAAATTAAGGCTAATATTGGTAATACTATTGAAGATACACAGACTAAGAAGTTTTGGAATAACTTAAATAGTGACCAGCAAGATTTAATTGTTAAAAAGATGGTTGCTGAATATAACAAAGTTTCTGCCGAAGCTGGTGAAGCTACTGTTAATACTTTCCTTGCTCCCTTTAAAGTTGGTGCTTCTTTTATTCCTCGTTAGACAATATTATTGTTTTGTTCACGTTATATTGATATGTTACGAAAATTATTTGTTTTATTGGTTATTATTTTTGTTGTGTTTGTGTGTTTTGTATCATATCTGGTCTATGGTTCACACCGTGCTTATATGAAGCAACAACAAAAAATTGAAGCTGAATCAGAATATTATATTCATCGGCTTGATTCTCTACAACGTTTGAGAAAGTAAATATTTCCTTTAATTCGCGCGTACGTCTTTTTGGTGTGCGTGCGTTTTTTTTATCTGCTTTTAGGACGTGGAGAGGGTCCCCGAACGCCTGAGGGGAGAGGGCGTTGCCCTCTGGCTCAATACCTCGCCTAAACTTCGTCCGCGGCTCCGTCACTCCGAATTGATGCCGTACGTTCCTTCGCGTGCGCGGGAGCGCCCATGAAAAACACCGCCGCCCGACGTTAGGGCTCGCCGAAGGCAGTTTCCACGTTTTGTTTTCTGTTTTTTTATCATCAGTTTTCCTAACGGCAAATGCTTCCGACATTTGCAGACCCCTTGTCCTATATATGAAAACTGACACAAGGTTTTTTTTTGCTATCTCTTACTTTACATTTCACGTGAAACATTGTTAAATGTAAGTTAAATTTTGTAATCATAATGTCCATTAATCTTCATGGGGGACTCACTGCTGTCCCTTTAAAAATAGGAAAAAGTGCACAAGGATATGTTTTTTATTAATGGAGTAATACCCCAAAAGACTACCCCGAGAAATAACTTGTGGCAAAATGTCTTATACGTGAAAAAGATGAGCGTAACCATCGTCCCTGCACCATTGCTTGGCATATCATTGCTTCTGTATCATCTTACTGATAAAGGAATGGACAAAAAATCTTCCGGTATCTCTATATCTTCAGGCTGAAGGTAAGTTGTGTAGTAAGAATCTTTATGTTCATCCTCCATTTTGTCTATGATTGGCATTTCTGATACATCCAGTTCAAACGCTTTAAGTCTATCCTTGATATAGGCATTAATCTGCGATTTCCCCTGGTTAATGCTACGACCTCTGTTTTCTATGTCTTCTACTTTTCTCATCCAATCACTAAAATCTCTTGCTGGATAATGGAAAAGCAGATTGTAAACATCCCTTAGCCATTCTTCGGAACCATTCTTGGTAAATTTACAATATCTACCTCTACCGTTTCTGAAGAATTCATGAAGGTACATATGTTCACCGAGTTTCTGTCTGATGAGGGTACATACATACACCATACGCTGGTCTTTTGAACCAACCTTGATGTTGAAAGACTCCCCGTTTACATTAATCTTGATAGCCCAAAGTTCCTTGGTTCTCATTCCCTCAGGAAGTTTCCATTGTTCCGGCATTTTAACGATTGATACCTTGATTTTAGGTGCCTCTAAAAGCTCAGTAGAAACTGCAATATTCAAATGAGCTTTTGTTTCCTCATAGGACATGTCTTCACTAACAACATCCATCGCTTTTTTCATGAACGAAATGTGTAAGCTGGATTATTATTTTCTAACCACTCCGCAGTCTCTATGAATCCATCTACATAAAATCTTTCAGAGAAGGCAAGAGGCTTTGTAGTAACTCTATTTTTCAAAGGATATATACCTTTTTCTCTTTGAGAAAGTACGTATTTTTTATAAGTGATTGAGAATGAGACAAGTTTTTATCTCATAAAAAGAAGAGGTTACGAATTAGAAATAAACAGAATGTAGCATCCTGCTGTGATTTGCATAACCATTCAAAGAACTCTTTCGGTTGCAAAGGTACGATATTTAATCGGGGATAAAGAATGTTTTAAGATTTTTTATCCTCGATTTTTTGCTTGGGTAAATCTGTTTTCATTAAACCATATTCTTCTCTATTCTTTGCTATTGCCATTTCAATCCATTCAAACTTATGTGGCAAGGGTTCCTGTTTTTTGAATGGTCTATTTCGTTTGCATATTCTCATCCTTTCGTGTGTTTTGTATAAAAGTCAGCCGTCGTCGAAGAAAGACAGTCCTCGTACCTCAGACTAACTTCCTCCGACTATGGCACGGCAAGAAAAATCCTTGGCGGTATGCCTTGAAATGCTTCAAGACTATACTGCCAAGGACTTTTCTTTGTTTGCCGTGCTGACAACGGCTGACTTTTATAGCCACAACTCGCAGTTCCATTTTTATCGCACAATCCAAACGACATGAAACAGTGGCACGCCACCCTTTCATGTCTCAGTAGTACGGCATGAGGAAAAGTGTTTCTTTTTGTCGGTTGCA